ACCATCGTCAGACAGTACCGATTCAAGGGTTTCGAAAAAAGTGGCGTTTCTCATTTTTTGTCTTTCATTTTTTTTGAAGAAGAAAGTATTTCCCCTTCTCATACTGATGAAGGGGATACTTTCTTCAAAAAATGAAAGACAAAGATTCGCGGGTGATGCGCCCAGACCTTCTTAAACTAATACAATTCTAGATGCCATCACTGTGTTCTGGCATAAGAATTGTTTTTATTAGTTTAAGAAGACTGCGCGAGGCTTTTCAATTGTCCACAGGTTTTCCACATTAAGCATTTTGTGTGGTGAATAAGCTGTGGATAACTCTGTGTTGTTGCAATGAAACGACAGACTTTTTAGGGGCTGGAAAGCACTGTGGATTTGAACAGCTTTTATACTGGTCAGTCTATATTTTGTACTGATCGGTATAGATTCTAGATGGGTAGTATAGATTTGGATTGGTCAGTCTATATTCCGACCCTTCAGTTTGTTTAGTGACTAGTCAATCTGATTAATGACTAACGAGTCATTAGTAAAAAGGTGATTCTGTATCAGTATTCATTCTTATGTAAGTCCTTGAATTCATTGAAGATTTTGAATTCAGGGTGATTCTTTGAATGCCTTAGAATACCACCTGCCTCCGCGCAGCCCTGATCGCGGCCTCGCGCTGCCGTGCGCCGCCGTGCCGCCGCTGACGGGGGTGGGCGTGGGCCACCCGGGGGTATGGCGCTATTTGTATATAGCCTCGCACACGGAAGGGATTTTTAACTTTATATCGTTAATGTATATAAACCCATACATCTTATACAATTTTATGTATATATGTAACACAAAGCATGTTAGAAGTAGCAGAACCTGCTAGAATCGAGTAGCTACCCTGTAAGCCACTCAGCCCTTAACTGTTGCTTAAGAGGTCTGTAAAGACCCATTGCGGTGGCTTGCTGAGGATGTTGCAATGGAAAGGAATCTCGACTGTGCAATCAACATCTACAGCAAGCTAAAAGAAGAACAGTGTACACACAGATGTGTTATGCTATCATTGAGCCTAAAAGAAAAAGAAGAAAAGAGTTGACAGATGCTATCATTGTGTGTAACACTCCAAGCTGTGGGGGGTAGGGGGGCTATAAAGATCTTCACCGTTGCTGATAGCAACTTAAGCGCTGATAGTGATAAAGCAATTAGACCTTTATACTTTACTTAACTCTAAACTCTTTATCTTGGCTATGTTACTCTAATTGCTCTATATAGTAGCTGATGTATACTTAAGCTATGATATATCTAATTTCTCTTTATAAGCAATTACAATGCCAACTATGCTACCTAAAAGCTATAAACTATAATTCCACATTATGAAACAGACTGAGAGTACAGCATCTTCTTTGCTAAGAACAAAAAAAGAATTAGATGCTGATGGATTGTTATACTCTCCACCCTATTCTGTTATGGCACAGATCTATATAGCTATGCATAATGATAGAATGGAAACAGTTCATATTCCTCACAGTGATGTTTATTTTGTTAGGACTGCTTTAGAAAAGCGCACAGGTTACTGGTTCCCTCTTGATCGTGTTGAATATGCAATGAAACAAGAAGGATGGAATGATAGGAAAGGTGCTAGTAGATTCTCTATTAGCGAATAGCAAATGGAAATTAAAAGAGGCACAGAAGTCTTTAGCGGGTATAATAAGCCTAGAGCTACCCCACAGCATCCAACCAAGAGCCATGTTGTTTTAGCTAAAGAAGGGGATAAGGTTAAGCTTATTCGTTTTGGACAGCAGGGTGTTAAAGGTGCAGGAGCCAATCCAACAACAGAAAAAGAGAAGGCTAGGCAGAAGAGCTTTAAAGCTAGACATGCCAAGGATATAGCAATAGGAAAGATGTCAGCAGGTTATTGGTCTGATAAAATAAAGTGGTAGACAAACCAAAGTGGTAGTGATATAACTACTACATGGAAATAACTAAAGGTTCAGATAATAGATGGTATAAACCCTGCCCTACCTGTGGGGTAATGCAGAGTTATTTGCGTAAGAATTATGCAGCAGGGTCATTAAAAGCAAACAAAGAATGCAAAGCTTGCTCTAATAAAAAAGTTGATAACTGTCACCGGGGGTGGCATAGAGGTATAAGAATCTCTTGGTTTAATAAATTTAAAATAGGAGCCGAGATAAGGGGACTTGAATGGAAGATTAGCTTAGATGATTTAGCTGATCTGTACGAACAACAAGATTATCGCTGTGCTTTAACAGATGCTAATATTGTTTTTCCTGAAGTAGGTCACCCACAGGAAGCCTTAGCTTCTATTGATAGGATAGACAGTAAAATTGGATATACAAAGGAAAATGTTCAATTAGTTACTAGACAAGTGAACATGATGAAGCAGTCGTATGACCAAGAATTTTTTATCGCTACTTGTATAGCAGTAGCTATAAAAACTAAAAGAGTGATATAACTAGTTTAATGGTTATACTAGCAACCAATCGTTGGTAGTATAGCTATTTTAATTATTAAAGGAAATAGTAATGGCAACAGTAGCAGAGAAGATTGCAGCGTATAGAGAGAAGGCAAAGGATACTAGCCTTCCTCAAGATGTACGCAATGCTTTCTTGGACAAGGCCACAGAGCTTGAATACAAAGCATACGAAGAAACAAAGGCTGGGTCTACCAAGTCTTCTACTCCCCCACAACCAGCTAAGATGGCTAAGGGTGGTGCAGTGAAGATGATGAACAAAGGTGGTTATGTTAATTGTGGAGCTTCGGTTCCTCCTGCTCAGAAAGGCAAAAAATAAAATGGCACTCACTAAGAAAATTGTTGAAGGTAAAGAGATGTATGCTTCCAAGGCTGCAATGATGAAGCATGAGAAGAAAGAGCCTATGAAGAAAGAGAAGAAGGAAGAGATGACGTATATGGCTAAGGGTGGTGCTGTGAAGAAGGGCGCTAAAACCCCTGCTGTTGCCATCGTCATTGGTATGGGCAGACCTAAAGGTGCTGGCCCAAAAACTATGATGAACAAAGGCGGCATGGCTAAAGGGAAGAAATGCTAACATGGCTACGAAACTTTCTAAAAAGCAAACTGCCAAAGTGGGTAAAGTGATGCATGAGTTTAAGGGCAAGTCTTTGCATAGTGGCAAAGGTGGCCCTGTTGTGAAAGACCCAAAGCAAGCAATCGCTATTGCTTTGTCTGAAGCTTCTAAGCTAAAGAAGAAGTAAGCCATGCCCTTTCAGGCAGCTAGTAAATTTAAAACACAAGGCACTCGCATCACTGCCACAGCAGCAGGTGCTAGCGCCCAAGTTATTTATACTTGCCCTCCTAACTTCTCTTCCGTTGTTAGGTTTTTAAATATTGCTTCTGGAACTACAGCAAACAAGCACATATCTATACAGTTCTATCATTTTGAAGATGGCATTTATGACTATCTTCTAAATGGATATGACATGGCAGCGGCCTCTTCGTTTAATGTTTTAAACGGTTCAATTATGTCCTTGCATCAGAATGATAAACTTGTTGCATTCACAAACAGCGCTAGTAATTTTGATATTGTAGTATCTGTAGAAGAATACTTTGATCCTGTTAGAAGATAGCACATGGCTACTACAAACAAAAGCACTACAGCTACTCCATATACTAAGCCTACATTGAGAAAGAAGATATTATCTCAGGTTAAGTCTGCTGCTGTTCAAGGCACAGCGGCTGGGCAGTGGTCAGCTAGAAAAGCACAGCTTGTAGCTAAGAAGTATAAAGCTTCTGGTGGAGGATATAAAACATGAAAGCCTCTCAGAAATCTTTGAAAGATTGGACAGAGCAGAAGTGGACAACTAAGTCTGGTAAGCCTTCTTCTAAAACAGGAGAGCGCTATCTACCAGAGGCAGCGATCAAAGCTTTAACTCCTGCTGAGTACGCAGCCACTACAAAAGCGAAACGAGCAGGTAAAGCTAAGGGTAAACAATTTGTAGCACAGCCTAAGTCTGTTGCTTCTAAAACAGCGAGATATAGATAATGGCAAAAGAACTAGACGAGAGACAAAAGAAATTCCTAGAGATCTTGTTTGAAGAGGCAGCAGGTAATCCTCTTATTGCGAAGAGGCTGGCTGGCTATTCTGAAGGATACTCCACCAAAGAATTGATTAATTCTTTGAAGGAAGAAATCTCTGAAGCCACTACACTATTCATTGCTATGAATGCTCCCCGTGCTGCTTGTGCTATAATTAGTGGCATTGATAGTCCTACGCAACTTGGGCTTAAAGAGAAGCTGAGCGCAGCTAAGGATATGCTTGATAGAGCAGGTCATGTTAAGACAGATAAGGTTCAAGTTGAAGCCATGAATGGTATTATGATTTTACCTGCAAAGGATAAAACAGAGGAAGACTAATGGGTGAACGAACCGCTGGCAAGTGGATATTGCCACAGCCAGAAGGAGGTAAGGAATATATTTCAGTACCTCAACTGTCTAGAACAGTACCCTTTGGCTACAAGAAAGACGAGGAGAATGCGGGATGGCTTCTCCCAATCCCGTTAGAACTAGATGCTCTAGAGGAAGCTAAGAAATATCTTAAGCAATATTCATATAGGCAAGTTGCTGCTTGGCTTACAACGGCGACAGGAAGACAGATTTCTCATGCAGGACTTAAGAACAGAATAGAACATGAACAGTCGAACAGGAGAAAATCTTCAACTTACCGCCTCCTTGCCCAGCGGTACGAAGAAGCGCTTAGGAAGGCCGAAGAGTACGAAAAAAGAATCGGAACCGAAGGCAGCTACTTCAAGTCCGATCATTTTAGAGACATCTCTCCCAGCTTCAGAACCAGCGATATCTAATATCGTTGTTCCTTCTTCCACACAGAATGTAATCTTCAAGCCCAACGCTGGGCCTCAGACATTCTTCCTATCTGCCTCTGAAAGAGAAGTGTTATATGGAGGAGCCGCTGGTGGAGGCAAGAGTTATGCCATGTTGGCAGACCCTCTTCGTTACTTAGCTCACCCACAATTCTCTGGATTACTACTACGGCACACAACAGAAGAGCTTCGTGAGCTTATCTGGAAAAGCCAAGAGATATATCCCAAAATCTATCCCAATATTAAGTGGAGTGAGAGGAAGATGCAGTGGATCGCTCCCTCTGGTGCTAGGCTTTGGATGTCATACCTAGATAGAGACGAGGATGTACTTAGATATCAGGGACTAGCCTTCAGTTGGATAGGCTTTGACGAGCTTACGCAGTGGCATACCCCGTTTGCTTGGAATTATATGCGCTCACGGCTGCGTACTCCAGCATCAGACCTCCCAATTTACATGAGAGCCACCACAAATCCGGGCGGCCCCGGTCATGCTTGGGTTAAAAAGATGTTTATTGACCCATCACCACCGGGAAAAGCATTCTGGGCTACAGATATTGAGACTGCAACTGTACTAAGCTACCCAAAAGGGCATACTAAAGAGGGTCAGCCCCTGTTTAAACGCCGTTTTGTACCTGCTATGCTGTCTGATAACCCCTATTTAGCTGAGACAGGCGACTATGAAACCATGTTGCTGTCCCTTCCTGAGCATCAACGCAAGCAATTACTAGAAGGAAACTGGGATATTGCAGAGGGAGCAGCCTTTTCTGAGTTTAATAGGGCCATACATGTGGTAGAACCCTTTGACATCCCAAGTAATTGGGTAAAGTTTAGGTCATGTGACTACGGATATGGTAGTCATAGTGCTGTTGTTTGGTTTGCCGTTACCCCAAGTGAGCAAATTGTCATATATCGTGAACTATATGTATCTAAAGTATTGGCAAAAGACTTGGCTCACATGGTATTAAAGGCAGAACAGAACGATGGCACTATAAGATATGGAGTATTAGATAGTAGTTGCTGGCATAAGAGGGGTGATACAGGGCCATCACTAGCAGAACAGATGATTATGGAGGGATGCCGTTGGCGACCTTCGGATAGAAGTGCTGGTAGTAGGGTTGCAGGTAAGAATGAAATGCATAGAAGGCTACAGATTGACCCATTTACAGAAATGCCAAGAATGGTTATAACTAGTAACTGTATAAATACAATAGCTCAGCTTCCTGTTATTCCTTTGGATAAGAAGAATCCTGAGGATATAGATACAAAGACGGAAGATCACCTGTATGATGCAATTCGTTATGGCATTATGAGCCGTCCTAGAAGTAGTTTGTTTGATTATAATCCAGCAAACAGTAAACAGTATGGGATGAAAGTAGCTGACTCAGTTTTCGGTTATTGATATTAAGGAATAATATGGTAGAAAAGCAAAAAGCGCTGGGAGATAAAACCTTAGCCCTAGATGATGTTAAATCTGTAGAAGATTCAGAAGCTTCTGGTGGTGGGATTATTGCCTATGTGGAAGAACGCTTTACTAGATCTGAGACAAGCAGAAGACAAGACGAAGCTAGATGGCTACGGGCCTATCGAAACTATCGTGGTATCTATGGAACTGATGTTCAGTTTACAGAACATGAAAAGTCTCGCGTATTTATTAAAGTAACCAAGACAAAAACTCTAGCAGCCTACGGGCAAATCATTGAAGTATTATTCTCCAATAATAAATTTCCTCTTAGCGTAGATCCAACAGTTTTGCCTGATGGTGTGGTGGAGAGTGTACATTTTGATCCTAAGGATAAGACACCTCCTGTCGAGAAAAAGAAAACAGAGATTCCTTTTGGAGAAGAAGGAAGTCAATCTATCAAAAGTGGATTCACTCTAGACAATCTAGAGGAAATGCTTGGAGCAATGAAGGATGAGCTTAAAGATATTCCTAACTTAAAAGAAGGGCCGGGAGTTACTCCTTCATCTATTACCTTCAGCCCTGCTATGGTGGCAGCTAAGAAGATGGAGAAGAAGATCCATGACCAGCTAGACGAGACAGGAGCTTCTAAGCATCTGCGCTCTACTGCTTTTGAAATGGCGTTGTTTGGTACTGGCGTTATGAAAGGCCCGTTTGCTGTTAACAAAGAATATGCTAGCTGGGACGATACAGGTAAGTATAAGCCGACAATCAAAACTGTACCAGAAGCATCTCATGTTTCTATTTGGAATTTCTATTGGGATCCAGACGCTAATAATACGGGCGACTGCCAGTACACCATTGAGCGACACAAGATGTCGCGCACTCAACTTAGAGCATTGAAGAAGCGTCCTCACTTCAGGGCTAATGTAATTGATCAAATTATTGAAGACGGAGAAGGTTATGTTAAGAAGTATTGGGAAGACGATCTAAAAGATTATGCTCCAACCTTTGGCGTTGAGCGCTTTGAAGTTTTAGAATATTGGGGCAATGTAGATATTGATTTGCTGGAAGAGAACGATGTAGTTATTCCTGAAGACATGAAAGAGGCAGGAGAACTACAGGCTAATATTTGGTACTGCAACGGAAAGATCTTACGTCTTGTACTGAATCCTTTTAAACCTTCGCGTATTCCTTACTACGCTGTTCCATACGAACTCAATCCCTACTCCTTAGCTGGTGTAGGTATTGGTGAGAACATGGACGATACACAGACATTGATGAATGGCTTCATGCGTATGGCTGTTGATAACGCTGTATTGTCTGGTAATCTTGTCTTTGAGATTGATGAAACTAATCTTGTCCCCGGTCAAGACTTATCTGTATACCCGGGCAAAGTGTTCCGTAGACAGGGAGGCGCTCCCGGTCAGTCATTGTTTGGAACTAAGTTTCCAAATGTGTCTAATGAGAACTTGCAGTTATTCGATAAAGCTAGACAACTGGCAGACGAGTCTACAGGACTAGCATCTTTCTCTCATGGACAAACTGGTATATCTGGAGTAGGGAGAACTGCTAGTGGTATTAGCATGCTGATGAATGCTGCCAGCGGAAATATTAAAACAGTTATTAAAAATGTGGATGATTATTTGCTTGCTCCTTTGGGAGAGGCTTTCTTTAATTTCAACATGCAGTTTGATTACGATCCTGAGATTAAAGGAGATCTGGAGATATCGGCTAAAGGAACAGAGAGCTTGATGGCTAATGAAGTTAGAAGCCAACGCTTGATGCAGTTCTTGCAGATTGCTAGCCAGCCTTCGCTTGCTCCGTTTGCTAAGTTCCCATACGTCATTCGTGAAATTGCTAAGAGCATGGATTTAGATCCAGACAAAGTTACTAACAATATGGATGAGGCTATGAAGCAAGCGTTCTTGATTCAACAGAATGCACCTCCTCCGCCCCCCGCTGCCCCTGCCCCTGCTGGTGCTGCTCCACAGGGCGCTCCTCCGCAGGGCGTGGCTGGGCCTCCTAGCGTTGCAGATATGAGTGGTGGTGGTGGTGGCAACATCGGTGTTGGTGCTGCTCCTGCCCCCGGAGAACAAGGATTTAGTGGTAATGTCTGATAAGTCTTATCTACCCAAACTAAAGGGACTAGTTGCAAATAACAACCAGTGGGACGGCTTTTGTGAAATGCTTCAATTTAATATTGAACAGCAGCAAAGAAAGCTTGAACAAGCAATTGAACTACGGGAAATACATCAAGCTCAGGGAGCTATAACTATGCTTCGTCAAATGAAATATCTCAAGGAAGAAATAAATGCGAACAAATAATCTGTTAGCTACTGGTGGAATGAAACAACAAGGTGGAACAGTAGACCCTGTTAGTGGTAACGCTGTTCCTGTAGGTTCTCTACAGAATGAAGTTAGAGATGATGTACCAGCACAACTCAGTCCCGGCGAGTTTGTTTTTCCTGCGGATGTAACACGCTATATTGGATTGGACAAGCTTATGCAAATCCGCGAAGCAGCTAAAGAAGGTTTGCAGAAGATGGATAGTATGGGACAGATGGGCAATTCTGAAGAAGTTGCTGGAGGCAGCGGTAATGAAGATCAGTTCTCTTCCCACATTGACGATATTATTTCCACTGTGGATGGAAAAGAAAATGTAAAGAAATTTGCTGGTGGAGGTGGAGTAAATACATCTGACTACAGCGGAGCTCCCTTGTCAGGGTTTAAGATGGAACTATATGAAGACCCTAAAACAAAAATAACTAGGTATATTCCTTCCCTAGACGGGAAGCCACTACTTCCTATTCCTTCTGGATACATAAAAAAAGTTGGGGTTGCTCCAGTAGAAACCACAACCACAACACCTACTTCTGCTAATATTGTTGATGATATGTCAAAGAGAGGGGGAGGGGGTGGTAGCAATAAGGTTGGTGATGGTACTGATACTACGGGTGGTGCAGGGGGAAAAGAAACTCCAGAAGGATTTGGTGGCCTACAAGGAGGTACAGGCGGAACCTTTGCAAAACTAGTGGGTCTTCTTCCCGGCCCACTTGGTCTTTTAGGATCAGCCGCTGCTAAATTTTTTACTCAAGAACAAAATAAACGAATAGCAGCAGCTAATGCAAAAGCAATTGATGCTTCTGCTTTATCTTCTATGGGGTTTAGTGCTGAGAGCATAAAAGCTGCACAAGAAGCAACAGCTAAGGCAACTCTAGAGGGTAAGTCTGCTAAGGAAATTGCAGTGGCAGCAGCTAATGCTGCCTCTTTAGGAGTAGCTACAGGAGCGCCAAAAGATTCGTTAGATGCTTTAATTGGCATCACTAACGGATTTAATACAATGACGAATGAACAAGCTAAAATAAATCTACAAGAGACTAATGTAAACGCTAGTCTTGCTGCTGCTGGTCTTGAAGGACAAGTGCCAGCAGGTATGTGGGCAATGGTTGTTAGGGATATTCAGATGGGCTACCCGGCTGAAGCGGCTGTACAGAGAGCTATTGAGGCATCTGATGCAGCAGCGGCTAAAGAAGCTAAGGATGCTCAAGATGCTAAAGAAACTCAGGACGCAAAAGATGCAGCAGCAGCAAACATGGCGGCATTAGCTAAAGAAGCTAAAGATGCTCAAGATGCTCAGGACGCTAAAGATGCAGCAGCAGCAAACATGGCGGCAGTAGCTAAAGAAGCTAAAGATGCTCAAGATGCTAAAGATGCGAAAGATGCAGCGGCAGCTAAAGAAGCACAGGATGCTAAAGATGCTCAGGACGCTAAAGAGGCTAAAGACGCAACGGATGCAGCAGCAGCAAGCATAGCAATGGCTAAAGAAACTCAAGACGCTAAAGAAGCTCAGGATTCGAAAGACGCAGCAGCAGCAAACATGGCAGCATTCGCTAAAGAAGCAGTACAAGATACAGCAGACGCCACAATAAGAGCGGATGCACAAACAGTAAGCCGGTGGAGTTCAGATGTGAATGGTGGTGGTCGTGGATCAGACACATCTGGCGGTAGGTATTCTGGAGACAATAGCGGTGATAACAAAGGCTGGGGTAGTCGTGATGCAGGTTAATATATAATACAAATATCTAAACCAGTGGTGGGCTGGAAGATACTTAATAATAACCCACCATTATTGGCTAACCTGACTCCCCGATTTATCGGCTACAGACCAGCCCCAACTTAAGGATATATATTTATGACAGAAGCAGTAATGGAAAAACAGGAACAGAAGACAGCGTTTGCTAGCCGCAACGCTAATGACGAGAGAATAAAAAAAGAAGAAGATGAGCTTAAGAATTTAATTAATTCAAACGCAGAAGAAAAACCAGCTACATCTAATTCAGAAGATGACAGCAATCTTACTCCAGAAGAAAAAACATTCAAGAAGCGCTATGGCGACTTGAGAAGCCACTCTCAAAAGCAGCAAGTTCAGCTTCAAAAAGAAATTGATGATCTTCGTGAACAGCTACAAAAGAGTACCAATAACCAGATTAAACTTCCTACCAGTGAAGAAGACTTGGCAGCTTGGGCTAATGAGTATCCTGATGTTGCTCGTATTGTAGAAACAATTGCAATTAAGAAAGCCAAAGAGCAATCAGCAGAACTAGACCAGCGCTTCAAAGCTTTGGATGATAGGGAGCAGGAGACTGCCAGAGAGAAGGCAGAAGCTGAGTTACTCCGTATGCACCCTGACTTTGAGAATATCAAAGACAGTGATGAGTTCCATAACTGGGTTGAAGAGCAGCCTAAGTGGGTGCAGAATGCTTTGTATGAGAATGATACGGATGCTAAGGCAGCTTCCCGCGCCATTGATTTGTACAAGGCAGATAAGGGAATTGGCAAGCCCAAGAAGCCAGATAACAGAAGCGCAGCCGAAAGTGTTTCCACTAGAAGCAGCCGTTCTTCCCCATCAGGTCAAGACATGGACGGGGTTATTTATGAATCCCAAGTTAATTCTATGACATCACAACAGTATGAAGTTAACCAAGAAGCCATTTCCAAGGCTATCAAGTCTGGTAAGTTTGTATATGATTTAAGTGGTAACGCCCGTTGAGGGTTGACACCTTTTAAAAATGTGATATAACTTTAAGCAAGGCCATTGATTTGGTCTTGCTCTTGGGTCTTCGCCGTTATCCGTAACCACCGAAATCCCTTGAATGTGTAACGCAAACTGTCAGTGAGCAGATTACCCAAATAATCTAGCCAATAAATAAGAGTCCCCTAGAAGATTTTTATTTATTCACCTAGCATGATTGGCCCTGTGGAACTAGGTCAGCGTATATAAATATATGCCCATCTATCTATAGGAGAAATATCATGGCATTTCCCAAGGCAACGGGTTACGGCAATTTACCTAATGGTAATTTTAGTCCAGTAATCTATTCCAAGCAAGTACAACTTGCATTTCGTAAGGCTTCTACTGTTGAAGCTGTAACCAACAACGACTATTTTGGCGAGATTGCCAATATGGGCGATTCGGTTAAAATCATCAAAGAGCCTGAAGTTAGCGTTCAGTCGTATGCTCGTGGTACACAAATCACTGCACAAGATCTGAATGATGAGGACTTCACCCTTGTTGTTGATCAGGCTAACTACTACGCCTTCAAGATTGACGACATTGAAGCTGCTCACTCTCATGTAAATTTCATGCAAATGGCTTCTGATCGCGCTGCTTATCGCATCCGTGACCAGTATGACCAAGACGTTCTGGGTTACATGTCGGGCTACCAACAGTCTGCCAAGCATACTCAAGCAGGTACAGCCCGTACTACCTACCCCGGTACTAAGGCATTGACTGAGGCTGGCTCCAATGAATTGCTGGCTACCATGCAATTGAAGAAGGGTGACTTTGGTAACATTACCACTGGCTCCGCTGGTGATCATTCCATTCCTTTGGCTGCTCGTCTGCCGGGTGCTACCGCACTGCCCACGGCTACGGCTTCTCCTCTGATGGTGATCTCCCGTATGAGCCGTTTGCTGGATCAACAGTTTGTTGACACCAGTGGACGCTGGTTGGTGATTGACCCCATCTTCATGGAACTGTTGAAGGACGAAGACAGCCGCTTGCTTAACAGCTTGTTTGGCGGTGCTGGTCTGCAAAACGGTTTGGTAGTGGACAACCTGCATGGCTTCAAAGTGTATGTGTCTAACAACCTGCCCAAAGTAGGTACTGGCGCTGGTACTACTGGCTCGGCTAACCAAAACTCCAACTTCGGTGTTGTTATTGCTGGTCATCAGTCTGCTATTGCTACCGCTCAGCAAATCACTAAGACAGAAACCTATCGTGACCCCGATAGCTTTGCTGACATCGTGCGTGGTATGCATCTCTATGGTCGCAAAATCTTGCGTCCTGAGGGCATCGTCACTGCTAAATATAACGCTGCTTAAGGAGAACATAAATGGCAACTATTACTACTCTTTCTAATGCTGTTGGTGCTGGTACATCCCCTGTTCGTTCTGTCCGTAACATGCCCTACATGGTTGAAAATACCATTAGCTGGTCTGCTGCGGCAACGGCAAAAGGTGGTGTCCTAGCCGCCGCTGATGTCATCGAAGCTCTGCAAATCCCTGCACAATCTATTGTGCTGGCTGCTGGCTTCGAAGTTATCACTGCTGCTACAGGTAGCTGCACAGTGAGCTTGGGCGTGACTGGTGTTACCGCTGCTGCTTATGTGTCGGCCTTCGCTGTCACAAGCTCAGCAACCGCCGGTACTTATGCAACCCCAGCAACTGCTGGCTATCCGATTGTTTCGCAGTCTGCTGATACGATTGACTTGCTGCTGGTCACTGAGACTACAACTCTCAGCGCTGGTTCTGTCCGTGTGTTTGCCCTGATCGTAGACGCATCGGATCGTGTTGGCCCTGCATCGGTAGATCGTGAACAGTTGGCTTAAGCGCTAACTACCTGAATAGGGGCAGCTTCCACAAGAGGTTGCCCCTTTCTTTTTTTTTGCTAAAGGATTAACATGGCTATCACTTCCGCAGTTTGTACAAGCTTTAAGAAGGAACTTCTGGAGCGCAAGCACGACTTCAATGTAACCTCAGGTCATACATTTAAGATTGCTCTTTACACTTCTTCTGCCACCCTTGATGCTTCTACTACAGCTTACAGCACTACTAACGAAGTTGTTGGTACAGGCTATACAGCCGGTGGACTCGTCTTAACTAATATTGACCCCACCACCAGTGGAACCACAGCATTCATTGACTTCAATGATGCTACATTTACAAGCTCTACTATTACTGCCGCTGGTGCTTTGATTTATAACACTACTACTGATGGTGGTTCAGCGACAACTAATGCCGTTGCTGTCATTTCCTTTGGTGGAGATAAGACTTCTACCAACGGTGATTTTGTTGTTCAATTCCCAACAGCAGACGCTTCCAACGCTATTCTTAGAATTGCTTAAGGAGTTTTTATGGCACTTGTCTTAGCTGATAGGGTTCAAGAAACCACCACGACAACTGGAACGGGTACTGTTACGCTTGCTGGAGCCGTCACAGGTTTTCAAACCTTTGCTGTTGTTGGTGATGGAAACTCTACCTACTACACCATTGTAGGTGGAACAGAGTGGGAGGTTGGTATTGGCACATACACTGCATCAGGAACAACACTATCAAGAACCATCGTGCTTTCTTCTAGCAACGCAGGGTCTTTGGTGACTTTTTCCGCAGGGACAAAGAATGTGTTTATAACTTACCCAGCAGCAAGATCAGTGCCTTTTAACCGGGCGATTGTTATGTCGCTTGTTTTTGGATATTAATTATGGCAAACCCGAATATCGTCAACGTATCATCTATTTACGGTAATACTAACTATTTAATCCCAAGCACAACGGCGGCTACAACTTGGACTGCGCTTACACCGGCTGCGGGTACGGTAAATAAAATTGACAACATTGTTGCGTCTAATGTCACTGCGTCAACGGCTACAGTAACCGTATCAATTAATAGTGCTGCGGCGGGTGCTGGAACTGCTTATCGCCTTGTGTATCAAGTACCTGTACCTGTAAACGCTTCAATTGTTGTTGCAGATAAAAGCACTGCATTTTATCTTGGTGAAGCTCAGTCTATTGTGGTGACTGTTGGCACGGCATCTGCCATTGAATTAACCGCATCGTATGAGGCGATTACCTAATGTCCACGAGGTACAAAGGTTCGTTCATGTCCGCTACTGCGGCGACTGCTAGCTCAGGCTCGGCTGTTGGTATTTGGCGTTCTAATGAAGTTATGCAGGGGTTACAAGCAACCGCTTGGCCTAAAGCCGGGGTTTTAGTAGATTATTTGGTAGTTGCTGCTGGAGGTGGAGGCGGCGGCGCGGGGGTTAATTCTGGCGGTAGTGGTGGTGGTGGCGCAGGGGGGTTATTAACTGCTACTAATTTAGCATTAACAGCGGGAGTTTCATACACTATTACCGTAGGTGCATTAGGGGCAGGAGGGCCAATTGCAGGTACGCAAGGTACAAATGGTGGTAATTCAGTAATTTCTGGAACAGGAATAACAACAATCACTGCAACCGGAGGTGGTGGCGGTGGAGGTGCAACATCTTCTGCGGGTTCTGTTGGACTTGCCGGTGGATCAGGTGGTGGTGGCGGGTACGCTAAAGCTGGAGGCGCAGGAACATCTGGGCAAGGAAATACGGGTGGTACTGGCGGGGCAGCAACAACTCCCTTTGCTTATGGCGGCGCTGGTGGCGGCGGTGCTAGTGCTGTAGGTTCAAACGGAACAACCAGTGCTGGCGGCAATGGCGGTGGTGGAACATCTAGTACATACAGCGGCGCAACAGTAACTTATGCTGGTGGTGGTGGGGGTGGTGCTTATGGTGGCAATACGGCAGGAACTGCAACAGGCGGCGGCGGTGCTGGTGGTAATACGGCTGTTGGATATAACGGTGTTGCTGGCACTGTAAATACTGGTGGAGGCGGCGGCGGTGCTGGAGTTACAGGAGCAGCAACATCAGCAACTGGTGGCAATGGGGGTAGTGGAATTGTTTGCATTCGCTGCTTGCTTGCTGTTACAGCCACAGCCACTACAGGCTCCCCCACCGTAACAACAGACGCAACATACCGCTACTACAAATTTACCGGCACAGGTTCTATTACTTTTTAATCATGGCACACTTTGCAAAACTTGATGAAAACAACGTAGTCACTACGGTTGTTGTTGTTAATAATTCTGAACTATTGGTTGATGGCGTTGAGTCTGAAGCCAAGGGTGTGGAGTTTTTAACTGGCTTGTTTGGTGAATC